ACTGGAGTTCAATCTCTCCCGCTCAGTGCCAGAACCTGATTAATGCAGGCTGTCGGACGATTGAAGACCTTGCTCAAGCAAATGACGAAGCTATGCGGCGTCTAGGTATGGGCTCTAACGAGCTTAAGAACAAAGCCAAAGCGTGGCTCCAAGCGGCCAAAGATCACGGCCCATTGACTGAAGAAGTCACCCAGCTAAAAAACCAGAACAAGCAACTGGAGGGGACCATTGAATCCCTTCAAGAGCAGATTAAGCGGTTTGAGATTCGCATGGACGCACAGGATGGGGAAATGGACCCCATCACAACAGAGTTAGCGACTGATGCCGATATTGCCCTACTGGAAGAGTTTGATATCCAGGATATTAAAAGCGCGTACAAAGCTAAATTTGGCGAATTCCCTCACCATCGAATGAAAGATGAAACCATTCTGAAGAAACTACAGGAATAACCTATGTCACTGCTAACTACCATTCAGAGATTCTGCCGTAGGACTAATATTACAGTTCCTACTACTGTGATCGGTACGTCAGATGCCCAGGTTGCACAGGTTTACGCTCTTCTTGAAGAAGAGGGGAATGACCTGTCTGGTCGTGGTAGTTGGCAGGTACTGACAGTAGAGGCAGTCCATACGACCATCGCTCAAGAGTCTCAAGGGTGTATTGCTGATATTGCCGATGAAGGGTTCAGATATATCAAGAATGATACGATGTGGGACAGGACTGAAAACCTTCCTGTTATCGTTGTAGACGGGGTAGATTGGCAGGCGGAGAAGGGGTTCTCGACGACTTCTCCAAGATATAGGGCAAGGGTAAGGGGTAACGATTTACTCGTCACCCCCACGCCTGTAGCAGGGAATACATGGGCATTTGAGTATGTTACCTGGAATTGGATTGGTCAGAATGAAAAGCAGTATTTTACATCTGATTCAGACACCATAGCCCTCCCTGAACCCATTATTCAGATGGGATTAAGGTGGAGGTGGAAGAAAGAGAAGGGGTTTGAATATGCTGAAGACTTCAGAACCTATGAAAAGATGGTTGCTGATGCACTCTCAAGGCAAGGGTTACAGAGTGTGCTATATCAAGATAGGCCAGCACGGAACCCCTCTCCTAAAATCGTAGTCAACCAAGGTAATTGGGACTTGTGAGACAAGCAATACGCACCAAAGCGCCTAGAGCACAGATTGTTGATGTGTTCAGCGCACCAGCTCCGATAGGTGGGTGGAACGCCAGGGATGCACTAGCCAACATGCCTCCGACGGATGCTGTGATGCTGCGTAACTGGTTTCCTACTGCATCTGATGTCAGGATAAGGGGTGGCCGTGAAGATTACGCTACGGGCATCACAGGGCTAGTGAAGACACTTGCTGTCTATAATGAAATGGATGGCAGCAGTTCGATGTTCGCTGTCTCTGATACAGACGTTTACGATGTTTCGGGTTCAGGAACGGCAACAGCCCAATCGACTACGGTAACGGATGGTCATTGGCAGACGATAAATTTCGGCACTGCGACAGATAACTGGCTAATCATGGTCAATGGTGTTGATAAGCCACTTTATTGGGAAGGAACCACTTGGCTCCCTGTTGATTCTGGAACTAGTCCTGCACTGACCGGGCTGGCGTCAACAGAAATTGTCCATGTGAACGAATATAAGGGAAGGCTTATCTTCCTTGAGAATGATTCGCTATCCTTCTGGTATCTGTCTTCTGGGGCTGCTGGTGGGGCATTGACAGAATTCGACCTTTCCTCGTTTTGTAATCGTGGTGGTTACTTGATGTGGTCTGCTACGTGGTCGTTTGATGCAGGTGATGGTCCTGATGACTCTCTTGTCCTGATGACTTCTGAAGGGGAGGTTATTGTATATAGAGGGACAGACCCATCAACAGCGGCTGACTGGGTTCTTGCTGGGGTGTATTTCATTGGTAAACCGTTAGGCCGGAGGAGTTTTGTTAAATATGGTGGCGATTTAATCGCCATTGTTCAAGATGGAGCCCTCCCGATATCAAGTGCATTGCAGTCAGCGACTGTAGACCCAACGTTCGCCCTTACTGATAAAATATCCCCTGCATTCGGTGAAGCATCAAAATCATACGGTGAAAACGCTGGATGGGAGGGGACGCTATTCCCAACTGAAGACGCTCTTATTTTTAATATCCCTGTTGTTGAGGGCGGGGAGTCTAAGCAGTACGTCATGAATACGATCACAAAGGCATGGGGTGAGTTCGATTCATGGAACGGATCGTGTTTTGCCGAGTACAATAAGGAACTGTATTACGGTTATGACTCAGGGGTAAGGAAGGCATGGACAGGAAGGAGTGACAGCGGTTCAGACATCATCGCGCTTGGAAAGACAGCATTCAGTTATTTTGGCAATACATCACAACAGAAGAGATTCAATTTCTTCCGTCCACTTTTGAGAGTTAATGGGTCAATAACCTACTACGCAGGGCTAGACATAGATTTTAGTGATAACGCTATCACTGGAACAAGCACCTACACAGCTCCAGTATCCGCATTATGGGGTACAGCCATATGGGGTACAGCGCTTTGGTCGAACGCCCTTCAAGTTGTAAGGCAATGGAGTTCACCTAATACCAACGTTGGGTACAGTGCTTCTGGCGGGATAAGGGTTGAAACCTCAGAACATTTCGTCAGGTGGGTTTCCTGTGATTACGTGTATGAGCGTGGCGGCATTCTATGAGGATTGTCGGTGTTACTGATGAGCATTACAAACACATCCCAAATTATGTAAAAACAGCATCTTCCAGAGGGCTTGCTGCCGAGTCTGACGAAGGGAAGCTTTATATTATTTGTATTCTGGATTCTTGGACGGCAGGCAGTGTACAGATGCACATAAATGTCTTTAATCCAATTGGGTTTAGAGATTATACCTTTATAAACGAAGTCTTCACGTTCGCATTTATTACTGCTGACAGACTAACGGCAATTCTCGTTATAGGTGAAGACAATGTTAAGGCAATTAACCTTGCTAATCGGTTAGGATTTAAAGACCTTGCTCATATTAGTAATGGGCATGCTCCAGGAGTAGATTCAGTGTTATATGAAATGCGGAAAGCCGACTGCAAGTGGCTAAAGAGGAATCGTAATGGGTAATCCAGTAGATGCAGTATTTGGCAGCAATAAGCAGCCACCTCCGCCTGATTACGCAGGTGCAGCAGAAAAGACCGCTGCTGGAGATTTGGAGATGGCCAAATACCAAACTCTCGCTAATCGTGTTGATGAATATGGTCCTGAAGGGTCGAGAACGTGGTCCCAGCACCCGGATCAACAGGTCCCAGGAGCTACTAAATGGGTCGCCAGAACGACGTTGAACCCAGAGGCACAAAAGACATTTGATGCCCAGCAGCGTATGGATCAGGGCCTTGCTGGTCTTGGTGAGCAGGGTATCGAGCAGATGCAGGGCATCTTTGATACGCCTTTCTCCATCGAAGGCCAAGCCCCAACCTATCAAGGCGCGACAGGACCAATGCCTGGATATCAAGGCCCTGGCGGACGAATGCCTGGATTCCAGGGTCCTGAAGGCGATATGCCGCAATATGGGGAGCATCGTCAGAATGTCATGGATTCCATGATGTCGAGGGTTAATACTGACATTGGAAGGGACAAGGCATTCAAAAATTCACAGTTAATCGCTCAAGGTATTCCAGTAGGAAGTGACGCCTATAACAGAGAAATGGAACAGCTAGACCGCAAGCAGACTGATGCCAGACAGCAGGCCGAGATATCTGCCGAACAGATGGCAGGTATGGGTTATCAATCTGCCCTTGCAGGTCGAGGAATGGAGTCTCAGGAAGGGATGAATAACTTCCTGACTGCGATGCAATCTAGGGGCATGACTGCTGATGAGGCAATGGCTGCGTATCAGTCACAGATGCAGGGACGCACCATGGCGAACCAAGAGGGCATGGCAGGATTTACCACAGGTCTTGATACTCGAAGGCAGGATATTCAAGAGGCTTTGTTAGGCCGTCAAACCCCGATCAATGAAATGTCGGCATTCAGAACTGGATCACAGGTCAACATGCCTCAGTTCCAGCCTTACGGTCAGCAGCAATTTACTGGAGGCCCGAATTATTCACAGGCCGCAACGCAGCAGGGCGCTTATGACATGGCTGGGTATAATGCAGAAACAGCTCAACAAAACACCCTGGCTAGCGGGATGGCTGGACTTGGTGCTGCGGCAATATTTGCGTCAGACAGGAGATTGAAGAAGAACTTGAAACGGTTGGGGACTAGCTTGATGGGGCTACCGATATACGCCTTTGACTATATCTGGGGTGGTGATAGGCAGGTAGGTGTAATGGCTCAGGACGTCATTAAGGTCATACCAGAAGCTGTTCATACAGATGAAGATGGATATATGGCTGTTGATTACGGGATGATAAGCTAATGGCTAATCGTTATGCAGGTACACCCCTAAATTCTGAGTGGGACGCCATACAGCGTCGTAGGGCCATTAATCAGGCTCTTCTTTCTCAGGCTATGAACACGCCCGGCGGTACTCAATTCGTCCGTGGGGGTCGTGTAGGGCCCACTCAGGCTGTCCCTTATAGCTGGGGTACAGCCGCTGAACAGATAGGCAAGGCCCTGATAGCTAGGCAAAGTGCTAAGAAGGCCGATGAGCAGGAGAAGGCGCTTAGTGAGCAGTTTGATACTAGACGTCAAGAAGGCATGGATAAAGTTACAGCGGCGCTTACTCCAGAGCCTGAAAACTATGTAGAAATAAACCCCGCCATGAAAGATCCTGACTATTTAGGGGCGGCTACAGAACTTGGGACAAACCCTTACCTCCGAGGCAATGATATAGCTAAAGCTATGGTCAATGCTCAGGCTTATGGTGGTCGAGGGCGGGGGGGATACTCTAAAATCTTAGAGGATGAGTTTGGCCGCACATACGCACAGGACATGAGAGATCCGAATGCACAACCGAGGTTACTTTCTGGCGAAGGTGGAGGCACATTATTTAGCCCTAAATCCACTCCGAGGGCTTTATACAGCCAGAACAGAGCTAAGCAGCTAGGCACTGGTGGGGCGGAACTTGTAACAGATCCAGCGACAGCCAGTGCTGTTGAAGCTGCCAAGCAGGGGCGGATAGGCGTCCTACCTCAAACCCAAGCACAGGAAGCGGCTGACAAAGCGCAGGCAGAGTCAGAACAGGCCAGAGCATTTAATGCACAGGGGATAACTGAACAGGTCGTTCGGGTTGAAGAATTATTAGCCGGTGTAGGCACAGATAAGCCAACTGGAAGCTGGGTAGGGGCTATATTAGACGGCCTTGGTAATATTGTTGGTGTTGATGTCCCTGGATCAATCCCTGCCGAGAGGTTGAAGACAATAGGCGCTCAGTTGGCATCCAAACCCCCAAGGTTTGAAGGTCCACAAAGCGACCATGACGTGAACCTATACAAAGACATGGCCGGTATGGTTGGGAATGATAAAATTTCACCAGCGAAGCGCCAAGCGAAAGTGGAAGAATTCTCCAGAGCGTTTGCCAAATATGAAGAGGTGTCTCCAGGTAAATTTGTGGACAACACAAAAACCCAAACTGGGATGACGGCAGAGAAAGAAGCAAGGTTCAGAAAGAGGCTTGAGCAGGAACGCGGGCAATGAGTGAAGAGGCGGAATATCAAGCTTGGAAAGAGGAGCAGGAGTATCAGGAATGGAAGGCAACTCAGGGGGCAAAAGCGGCTCCTGAAAAGGAAGACGGTTATTTCACTGAAACAGCGAAGAATGCCCCGTCTGACGCTTACAAGGTAGGCAAACAGATGGTTCATGCCATTACCCATCCAGCCCAGACCATTAATACTATGGGGGAAGCTGCTTTCGGTGGGGCTGAGAAACTAGGCAGAGCCATTGGGATAGAAAGGCCTGAAGATGATGATCTAACAGCCGTTGGCAAGTATTCCAAAGAGAGCGGCCTAGAGCAAACGGCGGAAGCTGTTGCTGATATTTACAAGGATCGTTATGGCTCGTGGGACAAGGCTAAAAAGACATTTAAAGAAGAGCCTATTAGCACATTGCTAGACGTTTCTTTGCTTGGGACTGGCGCTGGCGGGGCACTGTCAGTAGTGCCTAAAGCAGGGAAAGTCAGTCAAGGCGTGCGAAGCGTAGCGGCAGCAATGGACCCTGTGAATATGGCGGTTGCAGGAGCACAAGCCCCCTATCGTCTAGCTGGCAAAGTCATACCTCAAAGCGCAAAAGCGGCTACAACTGAAGCTATTGCCAACCTGCTTCCAAAGCATAGGCTCAGAAGTGGGAAGGCACTTAATGAACTTGCTGGTCCTCGCGCACCAGAGATAATCAAGAACATGGAAGCCCAGCCGCAACTTATCCCAGGAAACCAGCCGACAGCTATACAAGCAGGGCTTGGTGGTGGTCGCTTAGGTCCTGGGAATATGGGGCCACCTTCCCCTCCTATAACACGTCCGCAGTTTGCAGCATTAGATCGTCCAATGCAGAGAAGAAAGCCGGAAGCGCATGAACTTAGGATGGAAGATCAAAGGATTGGTCGAGTAAACGCGCTTCAAGAAGGGATTGCCCGTAGCCCAAGAGAAAAGACCATAGCTATCAAGGCAAGGAAAAACACTACAGACCCGATGTATACTGCCGCAAGGGAGAGCACTACTCCTGTAGACATAATGCCGGTCATTGACAAGATAGATGCTCTTATCGTTGGGAACCCAGGGAATAAGCGACTCCTGAAGGAGATGGAGTCATTAAAGAATGGTCTTTATGATGGAAAAGTCCCTAGATCCAAGGCGCAAGAAGTAATCTCGACCATAGAGGGGTTAAAGACCACTATGGCGAATCAAAAGAATACTTTCATAAAGAAGGAGCTTCAAGGCATAAAGACGGACCTGATAGATTCAGTCCCACTTTACAAACAAGCTGATATTAAATACAGGGAAATGAGCAGGCCAATTAATCAGATGGATCTGGGTGAATACCTTGTGGAGAAGATTAGTCCGATTAAGGGAGATGTAGAAGGCATTAGTAAATTTATCAATGCAACAGAAAATGCACGACTAACCATAAAGAATTCAATTGGTGAGCCTAGATATAAAACTTTAGAGCAGGCATTAGATCCTCCACAACAGCAGATTTTGGCACAGATAAGAAACGAGATTAACCGTGATTCGATAATCGCGGCGAAAGGGAAGAAGGGCTATGGAAGGATGGGGGAAGTAATGGAATCCGCTCTTAGCCCTATTGAACTGCCAGGGATGCTTTCATCAAAAATGATGATTATCAGGAATATCATGGCAAGGTTGAAAGGGTCGGCAACAGAAAAGACAACCAAGTATATGGCTGATCGTCAACTAAGCGGTCCTGAATGGGCGAAAATCATGAAAGAAGCAAACCCGAAAGAGAAAGCTATTATCAGCGGAAGTGACGCATTCAAGAATAGGGATTTGGTCGTGCAGTCATTATTCCAATCAGGTAGACAGGAGAATCAGTAATGGCCTGGAATGCATCAGGAACATTTAACAGAATAGTTACCACAGTATCCCCAGCAGTAGGTGGCACCACGATAGATGTGGCCGATCAGAATTCTTACACAGCTGATGTTACAGCGGGGATTAATGCCTGCTTAGCCAAGAACGGCGAGAATGCTGCCACTGGTGATATAGACCTTGGGAGCAACCAACTAAAGGCTGTAGCGGATGGCACATTGGCGACAGATGCACCTAATGTTGGTCAGGTCCAAGATGGTAGCTTTGTCTATCAGGGAACAGTGACAGGCACAGCCGATGCCATAGAAATGACCCTAACCCCTACCCTTACAGCCTATGCCGCAGGCCAAGTCTTCAGGTTCCTAGCGGATGATACGTGTAGTGGTGATGGCGTTACATTAGACGTTGATGGTCTTGGTGCCCTGGATGTGCTAACGAATAGCATTGCAGACCCAAGGGCGGGCGATATATCGCTTAATGGGATATATACCGTTGTCTGTGATGGTAGTCGGTTTCTTTTGCAGAACCCTGAAAGAGAGACAGATGGGGTATTTGTCAATAATAGCAATGGCAACTCAAATATCGATGATACTGCGTTTGCTATTAATAGTCTTGCAGATTCTGATTGGGAAACTGTCGGCCCAACAGGGACAGCGGATAATGATTTTTCATCGCTTGATGCTTTGCCGGATGATATTGATTGGGTCGAAATAAAAATATTTGGCAGCGTGACTGTAACAGGCGTTAATGCAGGTATTGAGGTTTATGCAAGGGATGGGGTTGGATCACAGGCGGCAGGTTTAGACAATCTGATTTTCTTCACAGACATTACAGCAACAACAGGGGCAAATGGAATTACGGCTATGAGTACAGCAAAAGTCCCGGTAGATGCAAAGACATTTGCATTAAGATATGTAGAAACTGGGTCCATAGGACAGTTAATAGCAGTGTTGACAGGATATGGGTGGAACTGATGTCACTTACAATCACACGCGATGCTGATAACAAATGGTATACCTACATTGATTGGGGTCCATGGGTTGATAAACAAGCGCTAACGACTCCTAACGGCCCTGGACTTACGGTAACGATTGCTTCTGCTACTTGGGCCATTCCTTCAGATTTAACAGAAGAAGGAGAGACTGGGATGGTAGGGAATATTGCTTACTTTGTGGGTAGTTCTGGGTCGAATGGAACGCCTTATCCACTGACATGCAGGATCACTTATGCAGCTGCTGAGTTGTCAGCTACTGATCTTACACAAGACCAGACTCTAACAGTGAACTTAAAAGATCAATGAAAGGCATTAACGCAGCCACAAAGCCAACCGGCATCAATGCATCATCTTCAGTTAAAGGTGTACATGCTGACGTACGACTTTTAGGTATCTTTGCCCCTCAATATGATACAGGGGGACTGGTTGTGCATTGCGGAGATGGCGACTCATTGAGTTATGACAGCTATTGGGTGTGGGGAGATGGTGAGTGGATACTTTGGGGTGATGGTCAGGAGATATTGTTGTAATGTCCAAGAAGATTAAAGCGGTTTACGATGCAGATCCTACTGCTGGTGATGACCTTACCAAAGAGGGCCTATTCGCTGGTGATGATGGAGAGAATACCCCAGTAGCGTATACCAGGACTCAGGTATCCAATACTGTTGCAGAGGTAGGGGCTGTAAAAGAGATTGCTGATAGGGTAGGAGCACTTGAAACCGGCACCGTTCCAGATCCAACGTCAGCGTTCTGGAATGTCACTATCCTGGATAACACCCTAACGGCCAATGTCCTTGTCTCTATGTACACTGGTGACGCTTGGATTATCGTCAAAGATGATGACACAACGCCAACTGATGATAGCGTCGGATCTACTCCTCCAACTGGGTTCACGTCAGGTTCAGCCCCAAGCACCTATGACATGGTTACATGGGCGACTGGTGAGTTGTATTTCTACCAGTGGGATGAGACTAACGGGATAGTTGAGAAGCTTCGGCAGGATGGGTTCAGAGGGATTGTTGTCACTCCTCGGGATACAATAGCTCCTTCCGGTTTGCTTGCTTTGTTAGATGGTGCAAATGCAGATACCGAGATAGCTTGGACGATAACCGCCAGTGATTCCGCCAGCGGAATAAACACGGCACTAACTGAGTTGGTCAATACAAACACATTGGCGGTATTGTCTGTTGGTGCTGCGAGTGGAACACTGACGGGCCTTGTCCCAGGTACAGAGTACATCCTGCAAGCCAATGTTTTCGACAATCATGGGAATACTTATGAGGTCGTGTCCCAATCCCATACCACAGCAGCGGCTGTCAGCCTTACGGGGACGATAGAATTCACAGAAACGGGGACCCCTGCATATACAGTTGCTGAAGATGTTGGTGGCGGAGTACTTGCAGTTAGTCTCACGCTGACTGACAGATCGGATAGTGATGAGAAAAGCTGCACAATTAGCACAAGGTCGTGGACAACCGACGGGACCAGTCAGGTTACAGCATTGGTTACAGCAGCGGTTACATTCACTGTTGGATCTGATCCGCAAACAGATACAGTAAATATTACTCTCACCGATCAATCGCTCACTGAGAACAACATGTTTGAGGTGTTTATTGATGATGGCAGCGAAGCAGGTGATGCGTTAGGAGCGCCAGCGATAGGTTTACGTAATTCAATACTTGTCTATCTAACGGGATCAGGAACAACTGCCGGAACCGCTTTAGAGGATTACACACAAGGGGGTGTTAGACAAGTAATTGTACTTGATTCTGATATGACTGGTTGGACATATACGCCAGGGTCACTTTACGGTGAGACATATAGTGCTGCTGCCATCCCAGCTGCCGATACTCCTACAGATGCTGGTGCATTAACCAATTCAATAGGACATCCTTCATTCGAGTCAGGCGGGTTTGTTAATCTCAATCCGTATCCTGAAGGCGCTAACGCAGAAATCCCAATTAATCTTAGCGCGACGGGGAATTGGTATATCCATGCCAGGGGATATGCGAGTGCTGGCAATCGGACTGCACATTTTTCATTCGATCAGAATTGGGTAAATCAGAGTCAGTTTGCAAAGGTACTTGCTTCTAGCACTTGGGAGACGCGCCCAGTAGGAACGGCAACAGGATCTGTGCCGACAGGGTATTCATTGAGCGCTGGCGAACATACATTTAATATTGCCACCAGGGAAATGGATGGTGCTACGCTGGATTGGGATCTGATTGTTATATCTGACGACCCGACATTCGATGAAGCAGCAATAGATGCAGCTTTGCCGTTAGCCAGGTCGGTTATTGCGTCTGCTGAACCTGCAATAGACAATCCCGACAATCCATCTGAAGGGCTCGGACCAGTAACGACTGCCCGCGTTACTCCTGTCTATTCGCCTGTTGATGGTGCATCAGATGTACAAACAAATGTAAGCCTCAGCATGACAGTTACGGGTGGAGTTGGCATCCGCATAGATCCAAATCAATTAACAGTGACAGATAATGGGGGTGCTGCAAGTGGGTCTTGGTCTACGAATGGTGTCAATGTTGCTACATTCACTTTGGATAGCGGGCAGTCGTGGACTGTTGGTGGAACTGTTACGGTAGTAGGGACAGATTTCGGATCTGTTGTTGATACTGACCTTTCTCGTAAATTCCTTGAAGATATTACAGGTGTAGATTGGAGTATCACTATCGCTGGGGCAGTGACGTATATTCAAGAAATTACACTTGAAACTATTGCTAATGTGCCGAGAGAAATAGAAACTATAGACGTACTCGCGCCAAATGGTGTTTTCCATTCAGAGGGGTGGGCTGGCATTCCGACGTATGATTTAACCGGCAACTCCTTACGCTTTGTTTCTGACCCGAAATCGTCAGGGAAAAGCACGGTTATGGAAAATAAGATTTTGCAAGGTAACGGATCATGGAACTATACAGGGAAGTTGTTACATACTCGCCATTATGACATTGTTAATCCTGTTGGCAGTACGGTGATGCGGACTGTTTATGGCGCGGAGGATGTACTTGTAATGCCTGGGTATCGTGCTCCGTCA